TTTTAAGGTGTTGAGGGCTTGCAACTTTCGCGTTTTAAATCTGCGTTTTGATTCCTCTCGCGTCGATCTAATCGACCTCGACTTCATCATGGATCCGCGGGTAGCGGGTTCGCATGAGGCCGCCTTGTGGGCGGAAGTAGTTGCCGATCGTGTTCCCAACGAAGGGGATTGCGCTCGAGGCAACGTCAATCAAGGCATTCTTAGCAAGGTTTCCCAAGGTAGAAAAGAGACTTGATGAGGATTTGTGGATACCATCGTGTTTGGCGTGAACGCGGGAGGCGGCCTGAAGGACCTGGGGATGCGAAGGTTCCCCGGGTTTGGCCAGCGCTCCCGTGATGGATCCGATGAGTGGAAGAATCTCGATGTTCATGGTGATCTCCACATGGACCTTGTAGGCCGGATCAGCACCCTGAACGAGGAACATACACTTATCGTAGTCAGCGAGAGTGTTTGTTTCGACGTATTCTTTCCACGTAGTACCCTGCGGACGGAGCACGACATGGACGTCTGATTGAGAGATGGCGAAGTTATCAACGCTTTGCCAGAAGCCGCCTGCCAGATTAACTGGAAGGGTAGTGGCATTCATGGGTGAAGTGACAACGCGGACTACTCCGCTCTGAGCCGTGGGTGGCGCGCTAGAATAGAAGCGGACACCCATGCTCACCAGACGCCACTGCTTGGTGTTGGCAATCACGTTTGAGGCATCTACTAGAGGCTGCCAGGGATCGAAAGTGTTGACTTGGGTGTCGACAATGGGATCGATCGTCGCGGATTGCCGCCATGTAGCATCAAGCCCGGGCTGCACAGCGATGGCGATAGAATCACCTGCTGAACCCTGAGTGGGGTTAAAGCTAACAGCAGCTTTCATGGTAATGGGGATGCTCGGCGCTGCGTCATCGTCGGGAATCCTACTGCCGCGAGAGGCATTGCTAAACGGGTTAGTCAAAGCCACGACAGATCGATGGACTCGACCGATAGACTCAGACGCACGAATGGAAGAGTAGTTTCCTACTGAGCTGCGCATGTTGCTTCCAGAGGGACTGGAAAAGGTGTAGCCTGCGGCTTTCTTCCCTGAGCGTTTACGTGTTCGTCGGCGGGGCATGCTTGCTGATGGTCTAAGGTGAGGGTTTTAATCTAACTATATTTTGTCGGCCACCGTCCCCGTGGCCGGACCATCAGTTTGCGTGGTTTCATCGATCAGACTGTCAATCCATTTCAACTCCGGGTTGTGTCGCAACTCGTGGCGCAACGCTACCTTTTGCTCAGGACTCGGTTTCCCGAGGAGCAGGAAGTTTGCGACCGCCTTCCGCCAAGACAACAAAGGAGCCTTGTCGGGAGAGAGATGCGGGTAGAGGTGGCTGCAGAATACGAAACCGTCGTCGCGAGGCTCAAGACGAAGCTTGAACCCGAGCGCGCGATAGGCCTCGACTGGGTCCACCCCCGGAGGGAACAACTCGATGGCGTCGTCACCGGCCGCTTTACACCTAACTGACCCAGCGAGTCGCGAAACATCGAGCCGGGCCAGGGTGTTGAAGGTGGTGGTCAGGAAAGAGCCTGACAACATGCCTCCAGGGCGGTTGCGGGATACTACCTCGAAACCTCCCTTGACGGGTACAAGGAAGGCTGGGTTGAGAAGCCCGTGAACATGTCCGCGGACGGCGCGAGCCCACTCTTCAGTGGGGTTCGTACACGAGCGGATTAGGGCCTCGGAGGCCTCCCGGATATAGGAGGCACCAACCGTGGTGTCCCAGCCGCTCACGTCGGTCGCGCAAGCGTCTTTGGTCATGTCACTCATGACGACGTCGTAAAACTCGGACGTCATGTGATCGGTGAAACCGATCCCCACCACAGCATCAGAACGCGGGTAGCGTATCTTGAGGGCCATAACTGGGAGCGAATACAAGACTCGCTCGACCAGCTGGTCCACCAAGGACACGCACTGCACGATCCGCCACTTTCCAGAGCGAGCTTTCCTAGGAGGATGGAGCTCATTCTTGATGAACGGCGAGACCAGATCTCGATAACCCGCGCGTACTAATGCAGCGGGAGAGAGATCGTTGGCCTCAGCCGAGGAGAGGAGGATCAAGCGGGCGGCCACCGCTTCGACGATTTCCCGTCGGTATGCGGAGATGGCCTGGTCATTGGTAACGGTGTACCGACGCAATGGATAACCTGGGCTCGAATCCCGTTTCACTGCCTCGATCGCTTGCTCAATGAAGGGCAAGAGAGAGTCTGTGTCAAAACGGAACGGTTCCGGGAGTCTCCAAGCAACAAAATGCTGCTCGCAATCGGACTGCACCGCCCCAAGGGGACGTTCTGCTGTGGCTCCACCAACTGCCTTCTCGAGTGCACTGCCGATGGCCATAGGCGACGAGGGAGGGTACTCGTAGTCTACGAACTCGGGGAGGTGCTCCCGGAGGGCTTCGGAGTCAGCGAGTACGTTACGCCGTTTAGCGTAACCTCCTTCAGCGGGGACAAATCCGATGAGGGGGAGGCCGCACTTCGACGTTTGCGATTGCGCTTCTTCTTCGCGGGACCATTCGACGCGGGCGCGGACGGGGGT